CTCAAGGAAACCCCATCGTCAACTGATTATGACAGCCCGTCGTGGGCCTATAAACAGGCTGATCGCATCGGGTATAACCGAGCACTAAACCAAGTGCTTGATATCATCAATCTGGACAAGGAATAAAATTATGGTATTTTCTGACTTGGCTGCAACCGAACAGCCCGAGCAGTTGACAGAGCAGACGCAGCTAGAAACCGCACCACAGGAATCTTACTTGCAGAAACTCGTAGAGGCGAAGGGAGAGAACTGGAAAGATCCTGAAGTCTTAGCTAAAGGTAAACTCGAAGCAGATGGCTACATTAAAAATCTAGAAGATCAGCTAGCTACTCTACGAGAGGATATGAAGAAGCAAGACTATCAAGCGCAGCTTCTTGAACAGTTGCAGAACAAGGCTACTGGAACTACCACAGTAGGAACTGCAACGCCCAATAATAATGGTAGCACGGAGACACAGAACACCACTGCGAGTCTTAGTGAGAACGACTTGGAAAGCCTTGTTGAAAAAACACTGGTCAAACGTGAACGAGATTCTGTCATTAAACAGAACTTGACACAAGTAGATCAAGAGTTACAGAAATCTTTTGGTACCGAAGCAGCTGCTAAAGTCCAAGAGAAGGCACGGGAACTAGGTATGTCAATGGAACGCTTGCGTGATATTGCAGCTGAGTCACCCACCGCTTTCTTCTCTCTTATTGGTCAACCACAGAAATCCTTCAACCCTATGGTTCAAGGTTCTGTCCGTACCGAAGGTGTAAACATGCAAGCCTCGAATGTACGTAACTGGAATTACTACCAGAACTTACGTCGAGAAAATCCTAACCAATACTACTCACCCAAGGTCCAACAACAAATGATTCAAGACCGAATGCAAATGGGTGACAAGTTCGGAAACACTTAAGAAAGGACTAGCAAATGGCTGGTATGATTTCCTCTAACGCTGATATGCAGCGTTTGATTCGTGCCGAGGTTTACTCCTCGGAACTAAAAGAAATCCTTCGTGACGAAATGATGGCACAGTCCGTCGTTCGTATGTTGGATGGCTTCCCAGATGGTGACACATTCACTATCCCAACAATCGGTGAAACAGTTGTAAACACCTACACCGAAGATTCAGCTGTAACATATGATCCACTAGATACAGCTGAGTTCCAATTCACGATTGATAAATACTTGCAATCAGGTTCATACATCACCAAGAAGGCTGCGCAAGACTCGTTCTACTCAGCACAACTTGAGGCACGTTTCGTACCTGAGCAAGCTCGTGCAATCATGGAACACTTTGAGTCAACCACTATGGCTGCTCCAGAAGTTGGCGTATCGGCTAACTCAGCGGAAACAACCAATGGTGTTGCTCACCGTATCTCAGGTGGTAACGGCGGTAAACTAGAACTTGCTGACTTCGCATTTGCTCGTTACGCATTGAAGAAGTCTAAAGTTGCTGACCGTAGCTTGGTTGCAATCGTTGATCCATCCGTTGAGTACCAGTTGAATACTTTGACAAACCTTGTCAACGTATCTAACAACCCTCAGTGGGAAGGTATTGTTCGTGAAGGTATTGCGACAGGTATGCGTTTCGTAGCTAACGTCTACGGCTTCGACGTATACACATCGAACTACTTGAAGAACACAGTTTCTGACTCAGCACTTCTTGAAAAAGATGGTTCAACAGCAAACGACTTCTCAGTAAACAACGGTGTTGCTAACTTGTTCTTCTCAGCCGATGCTGGCTCCAACCCGTTCGTTGGTGCATGGCGTCAAATGCCTGAGGTTGACTACGAGTACAACAAAGACTACCAACGTCACGAGTATGTCACAACTGCTCGTTATGGTGTCAAGAAGTACCGCCCAGAAGGTATCATCACAATCGTGTCCGATCCAGCGGTATAAAACTTTTGGGTATCCCTTCGGGGGTACCCTTCATTTTTTTGTTGACAAAAGATGTTTTCTTCTATATAATATCTTTAACACTGTCAGGGGTTACTAATGGCTAACGTAAATCACTCAACACTAACAGATCCGTACCTTCACGAACCTAAAGATATTTCATCTGCAGGTGCAGGTCAAGTATATGTAGCTGATGGAGCAGGTTCAGGTGATTGGGTTGAGAAGACTCGTTACATTGGTTCCTATATTGCTTTTGATGCGACAACACCTGCGTACCAACATATAGTAACAACATCTGATACGATCCTTGACCCTACATTTGTTGTAGCTCAGGCTAATGGTTTTGTTGGTGAATCTTCACCTAACGCACGGCTTAAGTATACTGGTGCTGAAACTATTGATGCACAGGTTATCTTTACTATTTCATCAGCTAATGCTAGTGGTACCACTCGTAATGCTGAGTTTTCTTTGTTTAAGAATGGTACAGAATTAGGTGGCTCTCGTACAATCCGTTCTATTAGCTCAGGATCATGGGGATCTATCTCTGTCTTTGGTTTTACTACATTTAATACTAACGACTACTTAGAGATTAAAGTTAAAGGTGATGGCGGTTTTACACTGAATGTAGCTTCTGCCTTTATGTCTGTGATGGGATCGGCTCAGTAAGATGAAGACAACACTCCTACAGATCGTACAATCTATTCTGTCTGATATGGACTCTGAGGATGTGAACAGCATTTCAGACACCGTTGAAGCACAACAGATTGCCTCAGTAGTTGAGGATACATACTACAACATCATTGCTGCACGGGACTTACCTGAGCACAATAAGCTTATGACTCTTGTGTCAATGGGTGACTCTACTAAACCTACACACTTCAAGTATCCATCTGATACAAAACATATTGAGCGTGTAGAGTACAATGTAGGGACTATCTCGAAGAAAGACTTTCGTTTAATTGAGTTTGTAGATCCTGTTTACTTTCTAGATCATATGGACGAGAATGGAACTTTAGTTGAAACATACGATGGTAACCTAGATATTTTTGTACGTTCTGATCAACCACCTACTTACTACACATCCTTTGATGATGAATACATTATTATGGATTCCTATGACAGTAATGTAGAGGTCACGTTACAGCAAGATAAGATCCGTGCATTTGGTTCTACTTACCCAGCGTTTAGTCAGACGGATAGTTTCGAACCAGATATTGACAACACACTTATGCCTTACCTATTGGCTGAGTCTAAGTCTGTCTGTTTCTCTTTATTCAAGGGCGGGTCAGACCCTAAAGTAGAACAAGTAGCTCGTCGTCTAAAGTCTTACATTCAAAACGACCAACACAAAAGTCGTCGTGACAATACACGAAACTACTACGGACGTAACTAATGATCGAATATGACCACGACACAGCCAACCAATACTGTGTCTGTAAGTCAGATAAGCTACTTACAGAAGTCTACATAGAAAAAGAATTAGGTGGCTATAAATTCTTTAAGATCAGATATGAAAAGGGTCTTGTGCCTAAAGATTTAGCTGGTCGCTATACATCAGTCCAAGCTGCTCAGAGAGACTTAGAACACTACCTTCGTCGTATGCCAGTGTCTAAGACAAAAAGAGTAAGAGACTACGCAGACCAAAGAGAGAAAGAACGAAATGGCTCAAAGTCTAAATCAGAAGGTAGTCAATAACTTTATCAGGGGTCTGGTCACCGAAGCTGGTGAAATGACATTTCCTGAGGGTGCCTCTGTAGATGAACTTAACTGTGACTTACGGCGTGATGGTTCTCGTCGTAGACGCTTAGGTGTTGCATACGAAAGTAATAACTCTTACTCTTCTTTTACTCTAGCTAACTCAGAGATTGTAACTAACGGCGATTGGGTCAACGTAGCAGGTAATGCTGATCTTGAGTTTTTAGTTCTTCAAAAGGGTGCTAATCTTTATTTCTACAATAAAGGTTCATTGCCTTACTCTGCCCAAATTCAAACTAACTCTATTGATTTAACAACTTATGAATATGCGGGATCTAATGGTGCTGGAACAGTTAAGTGTCAATTTGCTAGTATTAAAGGCAATCTTGTCGTATCTTCCAGTGCTATTAATACTATAGCTATTGAGTATAACTTTGCAGCTGGGACATTTTCTGTAACACCTGTTGATTTTAAAGTACGTGATTTTGAATGGCAAGGTGACACATCCACTTACTACAATGACGAGGCTTCTCCAAGCTCTGATCGTAAGTACGATGCACAAAACACAGGCTGGAATACAGGTAACGGTTCACCAACAGACCTTACCAAACGTCTAACACATCCGTGGTACTCAGGCAAAGATTCAAGTGGCAATTATAGTGCAGCTGAGTTTAATAAAATTTACGGCGGTACAACACTTACAGGTAATGGCCATTATATTTTAGATTTCTTCACAAAAGATCGTGCTACAGCCTCTGGTATAACTGGACTTACTAAATCAACAGAACCAGAAAACACTCGTTTCCGTTGTGTAGAGTCTTTTGCTGGTCGTGTGTTCTACGCTGGTCTTGAAAGTGCTAGGAATGCTGGTACTATCCTGTTCTCTAAACTTGCTGAAACTATTGATGACCTAGGTATCTGCCACCAAGTAAACGATCCAACATCAGAAGAGGTAGCACAGCTTCTTCCAACAGATGGTGGTGAAATAGTTATACCTGATGCCGTTAAAATTCAAAAACTTTATGCCTATCAAAATGCTCTGTTTGTTTTTGCAGAGAATGGTGTCTGGCAGATTAACGGTGTAGACGGTGTTTTTAAAGCCGACGCTTATTCAATTAACCGTGTGTCTCGTGTTGGTCTTTTGAACCCAGAGACATTTATTGCTGCAGAAGGCGCTCCGTTCTGGTGGTCACGCTTTGGTATTCATACCTTGCAAACAGACCCCGTGTCAGGTCAAGGTCAAGAACAAAACTTGACACTTGGAAGTATTCAAAGCTTTTGGGATAATATTGAGTCAGCGGCTAAACTAAAAACTGTATCTACTTACGATAGTATTAACCGTCGTATCTATTGGGCATATCCAAATGACGGAGAGACAGTAGAAGCTAAACTAAATAATTTTTTAATTCTAGACATTCCTCTTCAAGCATTCTATCCTTGGAAGATTTCAGATCAAGACACAAACACTAACTGTGTTGTTGAGCTTGCGTTTTACTCAGGCTATGGTGCTGGTGCTCTTGAGCTAGACGTTACAACAAACTCAGGTGCAGATGATGTTGTCACCTCAGCTGGTGACGATGTTGTGTCTACACAAATCTCAACCTTCACCACAGGTGACCCAGCTATTGTCCTTATCTGTCGTAACGGTGCTGACAATAAAATTACCTTTGGTGGATTCACGAGCATCGGTTTCTTAGACTGGGGTACTGCTAACTATGTGTCGTATGCTGAGACAGGTTATGATTTTATAGGCGATGCAGTCCTTAAGAAAAACGCACCATATATTGTCACGTACTGTCGTCTAACTGAGACAGGCTTTACAGGGAACGAGGCTATTGGCTACGAGGCTGTACGTCCATCCTCTCTTACAGTAACCAGTGCTTGGGATTTTAAAGATACATTTACAACACCTCAGGAAGTTTATCGTAAAAAGTATCCAGTAATTGTTGACAGCAATAACTTAAACGTGTATGATTACCCTGAGGATGTGATTACTTCTCGTACTAAAATCCGTGGACATGGGCGTTCTATGCGGTTAAGGTATGAAAGTGAACAAGGTAAAGACTTCGTTCTAATTGGATGGGGTATGATTCAAGGAAGAAACCCAAGGTTCTAAATGACAACTGCAATAAGACCTATGAAGGAAAGTGATCTACTAGATGTTTTAATACTAGCTAAGGAATTTTCTAGAGAAGCCCCTAAATCACATAAGTGGTCACCAGAAAAAACAAAAGACTTTTTATTATCTGCTATTAATAATACTAACATGGAAGTGTTTGTTTCAGATAAAGACGGAGAAATAAACGGAGCTATTGTTTGTCTAGTAACTGAAATGTATATGTCAAGCACTGTAGTAGCTTCTGACTTAGCTTGGTTTGTAAGTAAAAATTCTAGAGGTTCATCATCTTCGATAAGACTCCTTAAGACATTCGAAGATTGGGCTAGATCAAAAGGTGCTGACTATATTTGTATGGCTGATATAGAAGGTATATCAAATCTCTCTAACCTTTATTCTAAAATGGGTTATTCTATCTTTGAAACTACGTATATGAAAGAGGTTTAAATGCCAGCCGCAACAACAATCGCAATCATAGGTGCAACTACCGCCGTAGCAGGTACAGCTTACGCAATTAACAAGCAAGAGAAGGCTGCAAGTGCTGCACGTGCTGCGTCTAGTGCGCAGCAAAACCAACAAAAGGTTCAAGCCGACCAGACTCGTCGTAGAGCTTTCCGAGAAGCACAACAAAAAAGAGCAATGCTTGCAGCTAATGCACAAGCACTAGGTGTTTCAGGCGGGTCTGGTGTTGCTGGAGGCGGTGCTGCATTCGCATCTCTCTTTGGTTCAGCGTTAGGGTTCTCTTCTCAAATGACTGGGCTGTCTAGGGAGATAACGTCCTTTGGTGCGGCTCAACAAACAGCCCTTTCTCAGGCACAAATGGGTTCCTCTTTTTCTAATCTTGGTTTAACTGCCTTTCAAAACAGTGAACAAATTAGTGGTTTATTTACATAATCTTAAGAAGTAGGACATATGGCAACAATACTCAACCAGAATGGTCAGGCTACTATCTTAGGCGACGAGCCAGATCAAAAGCCTAAGACAACAGCGGACCCTCGTTCAGCTTCTACTGAGCGTAGGGATACAGCTATACTAGGTGCCACTGGTGAGTTGCCAGAGGACACCGAACTAACAGTAACTGATATTTCAAATAGAGTTAATACAGCCCTAGCTTCTTCTGTCAGTAAGTACATCGAAGAAGAAAAGGATGTAGAAGAAGCTGCAGAGGACATCGAGGATCAGGCCAAGAAGGGTGCTGATCTTATTAGTCTTACAGATTACTTTGATAATTCCTTTCATGCTATGGACAACCCTACTTTGTCTGCAGCTGCTAACCTTTCGTCAATCAAATACCAGCTGACTGTCGAAAAACTAACAGACGCTATACAAGAACGCACAGCTGAAACAGGGGCAGGTACTGTAATCAACTGGTTTGATCGTTACATTTTACGACAGTTTCCTATTGGTGCCTTTGAGCAAGTACGAATGAAACGTAAGAATGTTTCAGAAGAGTTTGCACGAGCTATTGCTGGCAACATGTCTGTTGAGGAATACAACACTCTTCTTGATACAAAGATAGAAGAGTACTTAAACCAAGGTATTCTTTTCAGTGACAACCCATTTGCTGCCTCAGAACTATTACAAACAATAGAAGAGTTTGGTAACGATGACCTTGCTGTAGCTGAGGCAATTCTTGCGGCTACTGATCTGTTCCCTATTGCAGGTGGTGTCGTCAGTATTGGCGGTAAAGCAGTTAAGGCTGGTAAGAAAGTATCAGAAGTCCGTAAGATTGCTAAAGCACTAAACGATATCTCTAAGTCGCCTACTGCAGCTACACGTGCTGGTGCTCTTAATGGTGCGGAAGCTGCCACAGACGTAGCAGAGAAGATAGCCAAGAAGACAGATGACCCCGAAAACCTAGCAAGTATGGGTCCGAGTATTGTTGACCCTATCTCAGATAATGCACCTGTCCGTCCACTAGGCAGTGCTGCAGCCAATAACCATACAGCAACACGTCTTACTCAAGAAGTCTTTGAGTATACCCGTAGGTTCCTCGGGGATATATACGATACTGACTTGATTAATACCTATATCACTACACGGGTTAATAATATCGCACAGTCGATAAACCGTGGTGTCATGGATATCAAGTTAAATCAAGAGCAAAACAGTTTAACTATGTTATTTGGTAACCCCAAGACAGGTAAACCAATGACAAAGAAAGCAGCTGAACGTTATATCGAAGATATGCCAGAGGCTTCTATCGTTCCAATGGGTAACAACAGGTTTGCCGTACAGGTTTCTGAAGTTGTACCTATGGATAACTTTATCAAAACAAATAAGTATGCAGAGCTTCTAAAGATTGAGGGTGTTACAGGCAAGTGGTTTGCTAAGTTATTTCAAAAACTACCCACCACAGGCTATCACCTTATTGATAACGCAGATGCAACAAACCTAGCCTATCGTTCAGAGTCTGCAGCTGTACGTATTGGACAGTTAAGTAGGCCGTACATAGATAAAATAAATAAGTTATCGGCTCGTGAGATTGATGACGTATCAGACATTATTAAAAACCTACAATCAGGTGACTTAGCATCTCAACGTAACTGGTTTACTGATGATGATTTCGCTGACCGTTGGGCTGCATTGCACCAAGGACAAGAACCATCTCAAAAAGTTATTGACGGTTATCGTGCTCTTGTAGATTTAGCTGATCATACATACCAACTACGCGCTACAAGTATGCTTCGCAGAATGCAAGCTAATGGATACCGTCGTATTGTTGTCAAGGTTGGCGGTGAAGATACGTACCTAGCTGCCAAAAAGGTAGACAAGATACCTGATGATGTCAAATGGTTTATTGATGCACAGACAGGTGCTCGTTTCACACGTGATGATTACGATGGCCCTATAGCAAATATCTTTAAAACAGATATGGACATTGGCGGTAATCAGTATGTAGTAGATACACGTGTAGTACGCCCACTTGAGCCTGAGGATGTCTTAGGTTATAACGCAGGTGGTCCTCGTGTAAACCCTGAGGCTACAGATTTCATTGTCTTGTTAGATAAAGACAACAAACCGTTGAAGGTAGCTCTATCTGCAAGCTCCAGTAAGTCTGCAGCAAAAGCAAGAGATCAGCTGAACAAACTATATCTAGCAAAGAAAGCTGGTGTCTTAACTGATGACCTACTTGTAAATAATAATGACTGGAATAAAAGCCTAACAACAGTAGAAGAGTTTGATGTTTGGTTAGATGAATCTAAAATCTACTTAGATAAAGATGATTTAAAGTTTGTAAGCAAACATCGTGACGAAAGTGTGTTCTCTATTTCTGATGATGATGCCTTTGTACCTAACGCATCACTAACAGAGTTTGCAATTTATTCCAATCGTCGTAACGATAAACCTTTGACACACTTTGGTGGCCTTGGTACAGCTAACGACAGCCCTATTGGTGCTATTCTAAACCAAGTAAATACTGAAAGCAGACGTTTAGCCTTTAGTAATTACAACGACGCTATCCAAGTATCTCTTGGTAAGAAGGTAAAGCAGATTGCAGACCCGAATAGCTCAAGCAAAGACTATCGTAAGTACTACCGTGATATGGAAAAGTGGCTTGACGTAAGCAAGACAACAGATCCTGTCATCAGAAAACTACATGATAGAAAACGTATCACAGAATTACGTATGGGTGCAGAAGGTTTTGGGGATCGTTGGGCGCAGCGTCTAGCTAACAGTGCATCAAACCTTATCTATGATACAATCGGCGTAAAGTTCAATGTAAATAACCCAAGTCACTTGCTAACTAACTACGGGTTTAAGACTACGTTCTTTGCAGATCCGTTCCAAATGCTTCTACAGTCTGCACACTCTATTAACATTGTAGCTATGGCTGGACTTGAGGACGGACTTCAAGGTGCTGTCATGGGTAACTACCTGCTCAAGTCCTTAAAGCTTGACGGTAAAGAACTAGACATCATGCTTGATCGTATGGGTAAACAGTTTGGATACTCTAAGAAAGAAATGACAGAGATCCGTCAGTTGTTTATTGATGCAGCTAGGTATGAAGTAGACCCGACTAACATTGCAGAAGGCTTTCAAGCACCAACAAACTCTTTGTCTCGTGCTAATAAGAAGGGTACACGTGTAGCAATGAATACTCTCAACAAGGGTTGGGAGAAAACAATGAATGCTGGTATGTACTTCTTCAATAAGGGTGAACAGATTACTCGCGTAACATCCTTTGGTGCAGCCGTTCGTAAGTGGAAGGCCCAGAACCCTGAGTTGTCTATCCTAAGTCCTGAGGGACGTGCTTGGGTTATCAACAAAGAACAAGCCTATTCACTCAACATGACAAATATGAGTAAGGGTGACGTTCAGCAAGGCTTATTGCGTATACCTACGCAGTTCTATAGCTATATGCTTCGGTCATTCGAAGGTATCTTTATCGGCAAGGACCTTACAAAAGCTGAACGAATGAAGCTTGCTGTTATGGTTGGCCCATTCTTCGGAATGACGGGGGTAGGCTTAGGTAATGGTTCATCTGCAGCATTAGACGCAATGAACAGCTATCTTCCTGATAGTCTTCAACTGGAGTCTGGTGGGGATGTACACCGTCTTATTAAGAACGGACCTGTTGATGCTCTGTTTGCTTGGGCTGATGATAAACTGTTTGGCGATATCGCACCAGAAGTATCCGCAGCTAGTCGTCTGTCCCTAGGTGATGGTGTCATTGATACCTTCCGTCATTATCGTGATGCCAATGTCTTTGAGATTATAGGTGGTGCTGGTGGAGGTAAGGCTGGTTCAACACTTGTAGACTTTGCTCAGATACTAGGGTCTATTGCTCGTGGCGACGAGATCCTAATAGGAGAGAGAACACTAGAGTTATTTAGAAACTTTAAGTTCATCGACAAC